CTCGTATGCAGCATCGACAGAGCTAGCTGCTCTGTTTGGCGAGCCTGAGCTATTAAAGGGTTATGGTCGTCGCAATACTACATTGAATGCTATTGCTCCTACCAAGTCTTCTAGCTTTATCTTGGGTCAAGTATCTCAGTCTATTGAACCTGAGTTCTCTAACTGCTATGTTAAAGATCTTGCCAAGATGAAAGTAACAATCAGGAATCCATATCTGTCGGACTTGTTGAAGAAAAAGGGTGAGGATAAGCCAGAGATCTGGGATCAGATTCGTAACAACGATGGGTCAGTGCAGAAGCTCAATGTACTGACTGATCAAGAGAAAGAAGTATTTAAGACTTTCTCGGAGATTAATCCTGAAGCTATTATTAACCAGGCGTCAACTCGTCAAACCTATATAGATCAGGCGCAGAGCATCAACCTTATGTTAGACCCTGATACATCAGTAAAAGAAATCAACCAGCTTTACTTGCTGGCTCACGAACTGGGTATTAAGAGTCTATATTATAGTTTCTCTATGTCAGCGGCTCAATCATTAACAAGGAAGCAGGTCATGTCAGATGACTGCGCAGCATGTGAGGCATAAATGGAAGAAACAGAATACTACGGTCAATGCTACAATTGTGAAGTTGAGACAGAGGTTCTGGTCTATGAAGAATCAGAGCTCCCGCTCTACTGTCCCATGTGCGGAGTTGGAATGGAATATAAACAGTCTGACGACTAGACTAAATACCCTCATAGGAATGTGAGGGTATTTTTTTATGTGGCACTATGAAGGCGAAGAGTATACACAGGCTTTGGGAATGTACCAAGGGTTTGTATATAGAATTACCGAACTTGATACAGGCAAGATGTATGTTGGCAAAAAGTACTTTTGGAAGCCAAAGACATTGCCAGTGACCAAAACCCGTAAGAGACGCGTTAAAACGCTTGTTGAAAGCGACTGGCAGAAGTACTATGGGTCCTCTGCCGAAGTTAAATCCTTGGTCGAGCAGAAAGGTGCAGCATCGTTTAAACGCGAGATTCTTAGGCTTTGCGAGACCAAAGGAGACTGTAGTTATTATGAAGCTAAGCTACAATTTAAGCTTGACGTTTTGTTGAATCCGATGTATTATAATGAATTCATAGGGTGTAAGATTCACTCTAAACATCTGAGGAAGTGACATGATTCTAATTGACTATAATGCTATTGCAATCAGTAACGTGGTGGCAATGAAGCTAGATGTACAGGAAGATATGATCCGTCATATGATTCTTAATAGTATTCGTATGCACCGGGTTAGACATAAAGAGAAGTATGGCGAAATCGTTATCTGCACCGATGGTGGAAAGAACTGGCGTAAAGATTACTTTCCTCAGTACAAACATAAACGTAAAGCCGCGCGTAAAGAATCTACAATGGATTGGACTGAGCTGTTTCGTATTACCAATATGGTTCTCCAAGAGATCAAAGAGAACTTCCCTTGGAAGGTCGTAGATGTAGATGAGTGTGAAGCTGATGATGTGATTGGTGAGCTGTGTCGATTAACTCAAGAGTTTGGACATTTTGAGAATGTAATGATTATCTCTGGCGATAAAGACTTTGCGCAGCTTCAAAAGTTTAATAACATTGCCCAATACTCACCTGTACAGAAGAAATTTATTAAAGAAGATAGGCCTTTATCGCAGATCTGGAACCTGGTACTTAGAGGTGATACGTCTGATGGTGTCCCAAATGTTTTAAGCGCTGATAATTGCTTTACGGATGAGATTCGTCAAACGCCCCTCCGTCAAAAGAATATCGATATATTGATTAATGATCCTATGGCTCTCGGCGAAGAAGTGTTTCGCAACTACACAAGGAATAGAAAGCTAATTGATTTGGAGTACACACCCAATGAAATTAAGCAACGCATTCGGAATATATTTGAAGCATATTCTGTGCCCAAGCATAAAGTTATGAACTATCTTGTGGAAAAGCGTTGTCGTCTTCTAATTGAATGTATGGCCGACTTTGTCTAGTATTAACTTAGACATAACTCATCGCTGTTTACTGCAGTGTCCAAAGTGTATGCGACAAAAGTTTCCTGGCTTACATAAGCGAGGGCACGATATTTCATTGGACAGCATGAGAAAGATTGTTAAGTACTATGACAGGGTGCATTTCTGTGGGCAGCTTGGTGATCCAATATACCACCCAAAGTTTATTGACCTGCTAGAGATAGCAAAGGATATTGATGTCGATATATCTACAGCAGGCCAAGGGAAAAAAATTGACTGGTTTGAGCAAGCCGCATTAGTATCTGCAAAACAGCGTTGGGTATTTGGACTGGATGGCTTGCCCAACGAGAGTCATAAGTACCGTGTAAACCAGGACGGAGCGCGTGTCTTCGAGTGTATGAAGCACCTTTCAAGTTTAGGAGCTAATGTTACTTGGCAGTATATCGTGTTCAAATATAACCAAGATAGTATTGAAGAAGCAACCCAACTAGCAAGAGAAAACAACATTACATTTGGATTAATAGAATCTAGCAGATGGGATGAACCGTATGACAAGTACAAACCAGACTTCAGATATAAAGATAGACCCAGAATGTCAGTCTGACAACAAAGAGTTTGCTTATTCTGCTACCGGCTGGATTCTTCCTTGCTGTTACGCTGATAATCATAACATAGAAGACTTCCACTCAATAACATCTGCTGCTCATCACTTGAAAGTCGATAATGTCGAAGCAATTGAAGACATCTTTGTTAGTGATGAGTGGACAACCTTTATGAAGAAACTACATGATGACCCAAATAGTGCTCCAAGGGCATGCCAATTTTATTGTGGTCAGAAATGGAAAACAAAAGATGTTACAGTAATTTAAACTGATATATAATACATGGTGAAGAAAATTGAAAGCGAATAAACAATGGCCCACGTGATGCATAAATTAATTTATGAAGTATTAGCTGCAGCTGCCAAGGCTACATCTAAAGCAGATAAAATCAAGATCCTCAAAGAATATGAGACTCCTGCGCTAAAAGATGTTCTCCAAGCAACCTATGATGATATTGTTGTATTTACTCTGCCAGGCGGCACCCCTCCATATACTCCCAATCAAGAAGGATCGATTCCATCATCGCTCCTCAAGCAACATATGAAGTTCAAGTTCTTTGTTAAAGGTCTTGCGGGAGATAACCTAAAAGTAATGAAGCGCGAGCGTATGTTCATTGATATGTTAGAAGCTGTTCATCCCCAAGATGCGGAGGTATTGATTAAGATGATCAATAAAGAAAGCCTCGGCAAAGGGATCACCAAGAAATTAGTCCAAGAGGCTTACCCAGGTTTAATCGTCAAATAGGATACAAATATGCGATAGATTAGACACAACCTGACCGCTGGCGTTTCTCGCCTGCGGTTTTTTTACTTCCCACAAAGGAGTCGTTAATGACCGAAATTCAATTAGCAAGACTTGATAATGACGTGGCTGAATTACAACAATACATTGATGATGTCAGATCCACTGGCAATAGCAATCTAGCTGTAAAGTTGGAATATAAGCTAAGTTATTTGACGGGACGAATCGCTGAGAGAATGGCTGCTTAAAGAAACTTTAACTTTGGAGTAAAACCCTGTTGCCGGTTTTAACAATGTGCTATATAATACTATAGCCATAGTTAGCCGGCAGCATACCTTTAGGAAAGAATATCATTATGCCCACATACACGATCATTGATAGCAAGAAAGATAGAGAATACGAGGTGATTTGTTCTTGGGACGAATTGCAACATATTCTATCAGCATCAGGTGATTTAAAACAAGGGTTACAAACCCCCCATTCAGTATCTATGGTCAACAGCACTATTGGTCGAACAAGTGGAGACTGGCGTGACTTAATGAAGAAGGTTAAAAAAGAATCCGGTAGAGGTAATACTATTAACGCTTAATTGAAAGAATTATTATGGCTCGTAGAGAAAAAGGTCGCGGCGGAACTATGCAAGTGCGCATTGATGACTTATTAGAAGTCCAACCAATTACTAAAAATCAAGAAGAGGTATTTGAGGCTTGGGATCGGGGTGACAATCTAGTACTAGCAGGATCGGCTGGTACAGGTAAAACATTCTTAGCATTGTTTATGGCATTTGAGGAAGTGTTAGAACCATCATCCTTATATGAAGAAGTTGTTGTGATCAGGTCGATGGTACCGACAAGGGATATGGGTTTCCTTCCTGGTACTAAGGAAGAGAAGGAAGAAGCATATACAGCGCCGTATAGAGCGATTGCACATGAGCTATTTGGCGATGTAGCCTCTTATAATAAAGCTGTAACTGGTAAGAAGATTAGATTTGAATCGACATCATTTATACGTGGTGTTACTATTGACAATGCTATTATCGTTGTAGATGAAATGCAGAACCTTAACTTCCACGAATTAGATTCTGTTATTACTCGAGTGGGTAAGAATACTAGAATTATCTTTGCAGGTGATTATAGACAATCAGACTTTAAGTGGGCAGATGATAAAGATGGTCTTGTAAAGTTCCTTACAATTGTAGAGCAGCTAAAGAAGTTTACTGTTGTTACATTTGGCTGGGAAGACATAGTTCGGTCAGACTTTGTCCGTGACTATATAATGACAAAAGAAATGTTAGGACACTAAATGGCACTAATGCTAATATATGGCAAACCTGGTTGTGGTTTTTGCATTAAGGCTAAACAATTAGCAGAATCATATGGCATAACGTACACGTATAAAGATATTGTTGCTACCCCAGAGTTTAGAGAAGAGTTGTTTAAGGTACATCCTAAAACAAAAACTGTCCCGCAGATTTGGGTTAATAATAGACACATTGGCGGATACCAGGAATTTGTAGCTGAGCTTGAAAACACTGGAATGGGTAACTATGGAGAAGGTGGTTTCTGATGGCTAAGTTTACTCGGTTTGATCCTGACAATAAAAAGAACGGAAGAAACAAAGACCGATCTCTCAATAAAGATATTCGTATCCGAGGAGTTGAGTCTAAGCCGATAATTGTTGATGAAATGGTTGATTATGAAACAGTGATGGAAGAAGTATCGGAAGATGATAGATGAAATTTATGTCCTGATATTAGGAACGCTTTATGGCTTGGTTATTGGTATTATTCCTGGCGCTGGTGCTACTACCGGTCTCATTGCAATCTTTGGCTTTCTTGCTTATATTGGCGATCCTTATTTGGTCGTTATATTCTGCATGGCAGTTGTGGCTGCTTCTACTACTGGTGATACTTACACCGGTGTTCTACTTGGCATTCCTGGCGCTAATAGCGCAGCCGCTACTATGGTCGATGGGTTCCCTCTAGCAATACAAGGTAAGGCTACATATGCAATTACAGCAGCTGTAGTCACTTCGACCCTCAATGGCTTGTTGTGGGGATCACTTGTATTCTTTTTACTGCCGTGGTATGTACAACTTATTATGGTATTTGGCATACCAGAGTTGTGGGCATTCACACTACTAGCTTTTGCAACAGTTACATTTGTAAGTAACAAGTACTATGTCCGATCCACCTTAGCTTTGCTTATTGGACTTGGACTTGGTATGGTGGGCATTGATCCAAATACTAATGTTGATCGATATACTATGGGCTGGGATTATCTTGCTGATGGTATTCAGCTGATGGCTTTGACTGCAGGATTGTTTGCTGTGCCAGAGATGATTGAGGGTCTAATTAAGAAAGACAAGACTGCTACGGTTGTGGATGACAATAAGCAGACATGGGATGGTATCAAAGCGGTTTGGACACATCGATGGTTAGCACTTAGAGGAGGCTTCATAGGAGCATTTATCGGAGTATTGCCAGGACTTGGTGGTGGCATGGCTGATTGGATGGCTTATGGCCAAGCGGTAGCGACAACAAAAAATCCCGATGTGCCCTTTGGCAAAGGTAATATCCGAGGTGTTATTGGACCAGAGGGTTCTAACAATGCTCAGAAAGCAACAAGTATGATACCGACTGTATTGTTTGGTATCCCTGGTGCGTCCTTTGCTGCTATTCTCATGGCAATATTTGCGACAGTCGGATTTGATCTTGGATCTTATGACATGGCACAAGATGATAAGTTCTTTGATAGCATGTCATTTGGCTTTATGTGGGCAACACTAATCACCGGTATTATCTGTCTGTTCAGCACAAAGTATATTGCAAAGATTGCTGCCGTCCCATATAAGTACTACTTTCCAATCCTGCTGGTGTTCATTACATGGGCATGTGTCCAATATACTGGGGGATGGGAAGACTATGTTACCCTGTTGATCTTTACATGTTTTGGGATTACAATGAAGAAGATTAAGTTCAGCCGACCTGCTTTGTTGATTGGATTTATCCTAGCTGCTAGATTCGAAGGATTGAGTCTACAGTTATTCTCTGTGTACACTATAGAGAAACTACTTACCAGACCTATCTTCATAGGTTTAATGCTTATGGCCATCGCCCTTTTGGTATGGGGTATCAACCGTAAATCGGAAATGGAGTTTTCCTAATGAAGAATATTATGACTATCTTGGCACTAGCATTTGCCGCCTCAACAGCAGCTGCTGATTATACAATGGTAGTGCCACAAAAAGTGGGTGGTGGGACATCAGTGTGGACCACAATTGTAGCAGCGGAGCTTGAAAAGCATCTTGGCGAAAAGATCAATATCGATCACAGACCAGGAGCTCGGGATATCCCAGGGTTCGACGATTGGCACAACGACTTGCAATATGATGATAAAACAATCATGGTGTCGCATGGCGGGAATGGTGTATCATTCCTGATTGAGAATGTCGATTACAACTATAACGAGTATCGTCCAATTGGTATGATGAACCTTGATATTATTGTTGCTAAGCGTAAAGATGCAAACGTGCTTTTCGATAAGATTCTGTTCTCTGCTGGTAGTGGACAGACACCAGAAGGCTTTGCAATCTTTATGATGCAATGTGGTTATGCTCTTACTCAACAATGTTGGGAAACCAAAGTTGGTTGGGTCAAAGGAATGAAGGGTGGCGAGAAACGTCTAGCCTTTAAACGTGGCGAGCTTAATGCAACACGTGAAAGCCCTGCTGCATATAAAAAGCATGTTGGTCCAGATGAGAACGCAGAGGTTTGGTTTACCCACGGTATTGCTGGTGCAAACGGTGAACGCTTAGATGATCCAGAATATCCAGGCTTTAAGTTTGAGGATGTATATTTTAAACGCTGGGGATTGTACCCTTCTGGTCCAGTATATGACGCATACGCATTGGTTCGCGCTTTCCGCGATGGTTTACAGAAGGCAATGTGGGTAAGCAAAGACAACCCAAATGCTGATAAGATCATTGCAGCAATGGAAGCTATGGTAAACGATCCTGTGTCTATGGCATCTATTAATAAGACAGCTGGTAAGTATCCATGGGTTGTGGGTGATGCAGCGCAGGCTCATACAGATGCTATCCTTAATCTTGTACAAGAGGATGCTCTAAGAGACTTGGTTACAATTGCAAATGAACAAATGGGATTAGCAAGTGTCTATAAACCGGAACTCATTAAGTAAATATGTTCTGATAACAGGTGCCCCAGGATCAAGATGGTCTTGGGTCGCCAAGTCAATCTATTGGAGCAATGATGTAGACCGGTCGGACTACTCGGAAGATAGGACTTACAATGGTCCTGGGCACCAAGGAGCTTATTGGGATCCTGGTATGGAGTTTGATCCACTTGATTGGGAT